GTTTCCCAGTCACGATCTCTAGCGGTTCTTGTTTTTCTTTCAATTGCTCTATTTCTTTGCGTAGTCGTTCTATTCTAAAGTCATCAAATAAAGACTTACATTTTAACCATTCTACAGACTCTAGTTTATCTTTATAGGAGTTGATTTCGACCAGAGTTATATTCTTTTCATATATCTTCTGCTCTAGAGTCTCACGTGTAATTTTGACGTTCATGTTAGTAATCCCTCTGTCCCTCAAGATAGGATTCCCCCTTTTCCCGAAGGATATAGTCCTCGAAGTATTTTTCGAAGAATAATCTAAATAAAAGTCTTAGTGTTCTATGTTTAATCCTCCAAGTTTCGTTTCTTATTTGGAACCTTAAACTACCTATGTTATTTCCCATTGTTTAGTGCTTGTATTCCAATTTTAATTGCTATTCCAAAAGTTCCATCTTCTTGTCTAACAAAGTAAGGAGCGCTAGCAACTGTCATTTGATGCTTCTCACAAAGAGCTTCATACTCCTTAATAAACAACGCCTCCTTTGTTGGACTTTGTCCTTCTTTTTTCTCTTGCTTACCCATAATTATGAAATTTATAATTTATATAGACATAATTTATTATAGAGCATTCCATATTAAACGTTAAGACCTAAGCAATAAGTGCAGCCAGTTTAGTATACAAATCATTATTACTCGCAGGAGCCACTCCATCAACAGAGTCTATCTGTAGAGAGTTCCCAGCACCATCGTAAGACACTACCCACCTGGGCTCTTCCAGGGTATGAGCTTCTATGTGATCCGGAAATCTAACAAAGTGAATCCCTCCATTCTTACTCCATGCTCCTGCTTCTCTTCCTCCCATTATCGAGGTTGCATCGTTAAACTCTACTTTTATCGAGTTTGTTGTTGATGTTACAACTAAGTTTGCCATTATGGTTGTTCCCTCCATGTCAAGCCACCCCTCACCGTTATATTATTAGTGATTGGCGTACAAGCTAAAATAATTTCGTCAACGGTCCCATCTATCGTAGAACCCAATCTTAAAGTATTATCAATAGGTTGAATTGCGTTTTGAGAAGTACTAAAAAACCCTCCATCCATTTCTGTTCCTCCAGTAACTGTGTTAGAACTACTTCCTGTAGCTATTTCAACTACACTATTTGTCTCTCCCGTATAAGTAAATGTTCCAGCAACAGTAGGGTTAAATATTAATATCCATTCTGCCGAATCGTTCACTGTCGAAGCAATTACAGATACTTTTTCCTGAAACACAATGCCATCAAGAGCAGTCCCTTTTAATCTTATTCCTAAAATTGCATAGGTTGTTGCAGATGATAATGAACTTACTGCTCCACTTTGAGTATGTCGGAGTGTACCTGTACTCTGTTGTCCTCCTTCACTAATGACACTTGAGCAGATATGTACAAAGTCGTCAGTTGCTCCAGTACCGTCATTTGATATCTCATATCTAACAGGTAGATTAGGAGTAGACATATAAACTACATCTAAGCTATTTGCATTATTAAATTCATGACAATAAACAGGCATTCCATCTATAACAAACCCCATTCTTACTCTTCCAACCCCTAACCATTCAAAATCCGTAAATGATATCTGTGTCTTGGTTAGGTCTAGGGTTATACCACTAGGCCCTGTTCCGTCTAACTTATCTAAATTCCAGTTAGCTTGAGCAACACTATTATTCACTGGAGTACCAGTCACATTACTTCTTCGAACAACACTTAAAGTTCCTTCCTCACTTTGGAAAAACAATCCATTATCATCATCATAATATCCTACTTTCTTTGTTATCCCAGTGGATGTATCAAACTCCCCAAAAGTACAAAGTATTAATTGTGATTTTCCTGGCTGATAATTAAATCTCTGAAACGTTTGCCTAACCCTCGTTCCGGCGGTTGTTGCCCCTACGGAGATAGTAGTTGCAGCTTCATTGACAGAATGGGAACTAGAAGTTCCACTACCTGATGTTTCTTGATCATCCCAGAACAATGGTTGATTATCATGTATCTGCTTGCTATCAAATAATGTAAAAGGTTCTGATGTTCTCCATCTTCCAAATGCATCAATACTACCACTATCCTGTGCAGTAACTGATACTTTTTCAAATCTACTCATTATATTTCTTTAAAAATTATTACCACCACCCTTCAGTAGTCTCGTATGTAAGAATGACTACCGTACCATCAGATATCGTTTTACTTGCATTAACACCTATTAATAACTCAGCCCCGTCTGGTGCTATTGTCAAATCGTCTCCAGAACTTCCTACGTTAATAATTCGAAACGTATCTCCTGCAACCCCTGGTGGTAGAGTTACTGTAAAAGCTCCTCCAATGTCTGTATCACAATAGATAGTCCCATCCCCTCTCTGAATGGTATATGTCGTAGTCACCCTTGTTGTTGTGTTGGATATTTTTGGTATCCTTACTGTTAATCCCATATTGTTATCCTACTCTAGTTATCATAATACTTGAATGATTTTGTACTGTATCTATATTTACAGCAGCTGTTGTACGCTGCATTCTTACTCTTATTATATCTGTAGCTGTTAATTCTGCTATACAAAATGCAACACTGGTTGATGCTCCAGCTGTTTCTCTATGATAGGAATGTCCTCTACTCCCCGTAATCTCTGTGAAAGAACCCCCTCCTAGTGGGTCTTCCTCAATCCAAGCAGCTGTAGATCCCCTAGCATCTCCAAGTGTATCTGTTATTTCATATACAACTTTTGCCTGTATCATATATGTTCCGGTTGTATTTATTGTTATTTGATCGGAAGATAGCGTATAGTCACTATTAGTAACCGACTGAGTGTCTATATTAAGAGTTGCTGCTGTTCCATTGATTGTTTGATTTCCTGTTCCATCATATGCAAAGTACGGTGATGCGTCAGGAAAATCTCGTTTACCAACAACACCTGTGCTGTCTACGACTAATATTTCAGAATCCGTGCTTGATGCTACTCCCCTTATTCGTATTGTCTCTGCTACATCTAACTGCTCAGTTGGTACATTCCCTAACCCAACATAATTATCATTAGATTCAGAAAGTAAAATAAAAGCATCAGTTTGTCTTACCCCTGAACCGTTTGTTACGTCAAAAGAAAAATAATTTCCTGCAAAGTTATAATCAACACCTCCAACAAACGTTCCATTGTCGTATATTGTAAAAGGTCTTCCTGACGAATTAGTAGCGTCAAACTTAATAAACTCTTGTCCACTTCCTCCAATACTCATTTCAAGCGGCCCGGTCATTGTATCTCCTGCATTTAACACAAATATATCGTCTGTTAATTGCGTCCCCGACACTGAGTGAGGGTTACTTGTTGACGCTATATGTGTATCAATTTGTGCATGTGTGTTTGTTCCTATATTACTTAAAGCTGTGTGGTCGGTTGTATCATTATCTACGTAATTAGTTGCATCTATTGTTCCTGCTCCAGATTGAGTCCAATCTATGTGTTCATTTGCTACGAATCCAAGCAAATTATCGTGGTTAATATTTGCTTCTGCTACATCAATATCGATTTCGTTGTTACCCGTATCATCGGTAATTGTAACCTTACTACTACCAGCGTTTATATTTTTAAACTCGAGATCAACCCCAGTCTTTTGTTTGAACACACCAGTTCCTGCTACACCTACATTAGAAGCTGTGTTCGTTTCTCCACCACCGCTTGGTAAGTTTCCTATCTGTACTTTCTTTTTATTATTAGAATCAGCACTATCCTCTATTATGATCAGGTCTCCACTAACTGGACTCGCTTTTTCGGTAATAAGTGATATTTCTGCGGAAACGTTATCGTGAATGGCATCAGGGTCAAAGTTAGTATCTCCGCCTCCTGTGCCAGCACCAGCACCCGCTTCATATGATCTGTAGTTAACAACATGAATGGTATCAGCGTCTTCTACAAAAATCATAGGATTACTAAAACTAGTATCGTCGGTAAGAGTAGGGTCGTTGATTTCTAACTCCCCAGCTGTTGTCGCACTGGTAAAGTAATAATTCCCAACAGTTAACCCGTGCCCTGATACCGTATGCTTTCCAATCATTGCCGCTTTGAATTTGTCTGTATTTATTACCTCTACTACGACATACAAACCTAATGTATCCTCGTCATCAGCTTGAGCCTTTAACCAATCCGTTCCGTTATGGTAAATAACATCAAGTGCGGCAAATCCATGACCATCTTGAGGCACAGTTACCGTAGTTTCTGTTTGGGGTGTAGACTGGATATCTTCAAACCCAGCGTAAAGTCTATTAGTCATGCTTTTCTATTTATGTAAGTTACTTTTTCTTCTTCTTCATCTTTTTCTTTGAAGAATAGTCTGTTCTTCCCATATACCCGTATTTATCTCTAACCTCTCCCCCCATCTTCTCGGCGTACTTTTTAGCTTTCTTCTTTCCCTCTTTTGTGTATGGGAATTCTTTAGTTTTCCCGTTTGGTAATTTTACGATAGGCATTTGTTTAATAGTAATAATTAGAATATCCTGAGAACCCAGTTTGGGCTGGCTGTTGTTGTGGCATTCCTCCTAGTACATTTGCTCCTCCGTACTGTTCAACCGACATTCGACTTTCTGCTATTCTTCTTCTTAATCCATCCATCTTCATTTGTGCTACTTCATCACTATCTGAGATACTAGGCATTAACCTCATAACATCTGCTTTATCTTTGTCAGATAGGGCTCCTGATTCACCCAAGCTCTTTACTAATTGTCCTCTGACTCCAACTACATAATCGTTATAGTATCTAGCTTCTGGATTTAGGTTTAGTTGTCCTCCGATTGTATCAATACCTCCCCTTATACTTGCCCCTATTCCGCTCCCTCTTGGCCCTAGAGCGAGTCTAGCCTCGTCTAGTTGGTTAACCATAGATTCTGCATCAGAAAGCTTTCCAAGAGCTTGCATTTGAGTTGCACTATAAGGTTCAGGTGCATAGTTCCCTGTCTGTGTCAAAAACTGGGCAAGTCCAATTGACTGTGAAGGACTTTCCCCAGCTTGCATAAATTGAAGCGCTAACATTCTAGGGTCCATACCAGAAAATCCTCCCATTTGCCCCCCACCAGAGTATGGTTGTTGGTACATTCCAGCCCCTGGTTGTTGCGCTTGCGTATATGATGGTAAGCCAGTCTGGGTCTGCATCCCTGTTAGTTGTGTGTTCCCATATGGTGGCATCTTTAAATATTAATAATTTATATATTAGCGAATCTTTGCATTGATGGACTCATAGGTTGTGGTGGTGGAGCCATCATCATTGGTTGTTGCATTGGTATTCCTCCTCCCATAAATCCTTGATACTGCATTGGTGGTGCTTGTATTCCTTGTGGCCCTGCTATATCTGATGCGTATAGTTCATCAAATTGTCTAGCTAATTCCATATCTTCGCTCGTTAGTTCCCCACCTCCATCAGCTGGGGCTATGCCCGAATCTGATGGAGTCATTGGTTGTATGTTGTCATCATTTAGTCCTGCTACTATTCCTGGAATACTTGTTTGTAGTTGTGAGGATAATCCTGCTGGAACTTGCACATTAATTGGTGGTGTAGCTGGAACTCTCTGTCCTACTGCCGATAGTCCTCGTCCTACTTGTTGCATCGCGCCCCCTGCTTTCATTTGAGTCGTTGGCGATCTCAGGGCCTTAGAAGCTAACATTGCTGCTCCTGCAGTCAACGGATTACCTCCACCTGCTACTAGTCCTGCACCTCCAAATGTCACATCCATTAATCCAATTGGTAGATTTATATTACCTCGATTTGCCTGTGATGTTAAGAAATTGTTTAACTTAGTCGCTGTTGCTACATCTGCATTACTTTGCCTAAAATTACTAAATCCACTAGCTTTCAGGCTATCGTCCATTTGATCATTCATGAATGCGTATAGCTTCTCATATACCTGAGCTGTACTCTTCTCTTGAGTTGGGCTCAAATCATTCCATTTTCCTTTTGGCCCTACCGCTTGTTTGATTCTGTACCATTTATTAATTGGGATAGCATCATCGATTAAATCATCTCCTGCCCCCATAAAGTCTTGAGATAACTCGTTATATACTCGCTGTATCGTTTGTTTATCTTGACCTAGTACTGCTTCATCCATTTGACTATTAAACCAATCATCAATATTACTCTTTGGAATTGCACCCTTACCAGATCCTGCCATTTCATCTAATTGGTTTTGAAGTATGTTGCTCTTACTCTTTGAAACAAACTCACTAGTCTTCATTGCTGATTCTGGGCTTGTCAAATCTATACCATCAATCTTGTTCGCTTTTCTAAGTAGATTTAATCCTCCTTGTCTTGGTGTTGGTTTACCAAGAACCTTTTGTAGTCCCCCCACTTTTTGAGTTTGCCCGCTTGTTTGTAGATTCTGTCCACTTCTTGTTAGGAAGTTAGTTTTTCCACCAACATCGTCATACATTGATGCCATACTGTTTGCTGTACTTTTATACGGGTGATTATCAGGTAGTGCATTAGCTAACTGATGTGCTTTCTTTGCCATCATTGGAGCATCATCCCCATATTGCATACTTATATAATCAAACGCTCTACTTACTGGTTCTTTATTTTTTGCTATTCCTGGATAACTTTTAAAAAATTCATCAGACTCACTCAATATTTTATTTCCTGCCCGTGATTTCAACTTAGTTCCTAATCCCCCTAATCCTTTAATAGCTCCATATGTTAATCCTGCTGTCCCCATTCCCGTTACTACATTTTTACTTAAATCCTCTATATCACTCAAATCCTCTGTTTGACCAACTCCACTCAACGCCCCAGCTGCTAACGCTCCTTTAAGTCCAAGAGAACCTGGCATAAAGTAACTACCAACGGTCGCTCCTTGCCTTACACCTTCGGCAATTGGGTTCACTTGACCTAACCTTTGAAACTCTGTTCCTGCTGCCTGCCCTTTGAATTTATCATACATTTCTGATGCGCCGGTTATAGACTTACCTTCCTTTGTCGCATCGTAGAAATCTGTTTCGTAATCAACTACCCTTTGTTCCAGGTCTGAGAGTTGCTCTCCTTTATTCTGTTTACTTAAAGCTGCAGATAAGGTCTGGTTATATTCGTTTGTATCCCAAATCGGCCTTGAAGCTAGTGCCCCATACGCTCCGATTCCCTCTGTTAGTGTCGACCCCATTTTTATGAATGGATCGACAATTGCCTTTCCTAAAGACCCCACGAAACCCCCAAGTCCACCTCCTGTTTGTGGCGGATTCATAGCTACTTGCGAAGCAGCTGCAGGAACTGGATTAATAGCCATCGGTGCCTGTTGGGGCATCCCTATACTACTGAACCTTGCTAAACTATCTTGGTAAGCCATTATTAATATTAGTCATAAATTATTCTGAGTGTTCCATCAGCCTCAGCCTTTTTTATATCCCTGAGGTAATTGATATCTGGACTTTGTTTATAGTCTGCAACTATATCTGCCCATCTTTGAGTTGGAATTTGTTGCCCTTGAGTTGGCATTCCGAATGGACTACCACCAAAGATACTTCCTCCACCTCCGCCTCGACTACCCCCGCCACTGGCCTTCGATTTTTGGAAATTAAATTGATCTCTTTGTAGTGCCATTTGTTGGTCAAATTGTCTTTGTTGTTCTGCAAACTCTCTTGCTGCTTGCTCTCTTTGGTAATCAAACTGAGCTTGTTGAAATGCTTGGTTTTCTAACTCTGAGATTCTTCTGTTTGCGTTCTCATACCTTGGAGTCAACATACTATATTGATTCATTAGAGATTGTCGTTGATCTGCTACTTGTTGCCCTACATCAGATACTAGGTCTCCTAACCTGCCTCTCTGAACATCAATCACGTTTCCAAGTACGTCTGCTCGACCATATAGGTTTCCTACTTGATTAAGCACCCCACTCAATCTAGCCATTGCGCTTGGACCTTGACCTGGAACCGTACCAAATTGGTCATAATAACCCTGCATTACTTCTGCTGGTGCAGCATATGCTTGTTGCTCAATCCCGGCTAGCTCCTCGTACTGCGGTCTAAACGAGTCGACTCTACCAATGAGGTCACCATACACCTGCCCCCTATCAAATGTTCCAAGAGAAGAGTATTGATCTTTAAGATCTTGCATTTGTGTTGCTAATTCTCCTGCTGTTGCCATTTTATATAAAATTAATATCTAAAAATTTCGAAATGCTGTTGGACTTGTATAGTATCTCTGCATTCTGCTTTGGTACCCTTGCTCAAGCATCTTATTGTACTCAGTCTTTGCTTGCTCTAATGGATCAAAATATGATTGTTGTTTTAATTGGTCATATTGATCAGAATACAACTGTTGACCTCTACCCATTAGATTAGCGCTACTTGCTGCTGCCATATTCTCGTACTGTCTCTGAAATGGATTTAATGTAAACCTCTCTACTTCTGGTCTGAAAACTCCTTCCTGCCACTCATCAAACACTGCTCTTTGAGGAGCTGCGTATTTGTCAAACGACAACACCCTATCAAAACGTTTCTGTGGTGCCAAATGTTGTCCTACACTGCTTACTAAATCTTTAATATAGTCATTGTAGTTTGCCATTGAATTTCTATTTAACTAGTTAAAATACCTACAGCTTTCAAGTGTTTCACAATATCTCCTATTGTATAAGCTGTTGATCCTGAATTTCCTGTAAATGTAGAGTCGTCATTAACCCCTGTTCCAGTACCCGCTGTAAACCCTGCAGTCTCTCCTGTCGATGATTGTGTATTCATATCGAAATTAACTGTGTCTGTTGTGTTGTTCCCAGTAATAGTTAACCCTCCTCCTGTACTTGTAAACGTCAATGTATCACTTATACTATCAGCTTCAGGGTTAGTCCCTGCTGGACAATCTATTGTCTGAAACATTAACAATTGTGTTCCTGAATCATCAAAATAAGATTGTGCATATATATTCCTAAAACTATTTCCTACTGTACCCAAGTCATAAGTTACGTCACTTGCCGGTACCAACGAATTACTAATTATCTGCCCAGTAACAGCTCCACTAGCTGGCTCAACCGCTTTAACAGGGATTTGTCTTGATGTCAATCCTACTAGAGACCTATTTGTTCCATATAACCTAGAAAATGCCGGTTTATCTTCTTTCTCTGGTTTTTCTAAAGACTTCATTGCAGTAAAGTTCCTACCTATGAAACTAGCACTGCTTTTTAGTTTTAGATTTTCGTCTTGTATTTCTGCCATTAGATTGCCTCCGTTCTAATATCTATTGTTTGATCAGTGAAGCTAAATCCTATTCCGCTAACTTCAAATGATTCTCCAAGTTGATCATTTCCAACCTCAACGCTAAGAGTTCTAAACCTTAGCCCTGGAGGGAATTTGATTAATGCTATTTGATCTGTGTTCGTCGCTGAATCAGCCGCATACATATTTATAACTCCAAAGTCTAACACTACTCTACCAATCCATCCATTCCCGATTGTTTTATTTGACTCTGCTATACCACTTGCATTCGTCACCTCTAAATATCTTGTTCCTACTCCTGTCACTATAAACCTCCCGTTATTACTACTGTTAAAATTCTCAGCCTGGAAATTTACATAATCTCCTACATCAAATTTATCGTCAGCTAAGAAATCGTCTCCTGATGCCCACTCGTATCTAAAAGTGTCGTCACCTCTGTCAGTGATTGTTATTGCTGTAGAACTTCCGCCTATCTTATCTCCTGTTCCATCTGGGTCACTCCATTGTGTATAGTTAAGATTCCCATCTGTTGCATATCTAATTCTTAAATACGTTTCTGTAGTACTCTGAGGTCTATATTTGACGTACATCTCGTCACCTATCTTTGTATGTAACGGTCTTCCGAAATCAAAAAACTTACTCTTAGCGTATGTAGATATTGCTGTACTTCCATCGTTTGTTCCTGACTGTATTTTATATACATCGTCTACACCATCTACTCCAAAGTACAAAACCTCTGTGTTACCTTCGACTCCATTCTCATATATAACTGGTCTTACAGGGTAACTGTCAACTCCCCATAGGACATATTCAAGCCCTTGTGTGATGAGAGCACTTATCACTGCGTTATTAATTTCTTCCCCTAAGAATGTAATATCTCCAACACTAAAGAAAAATTCATTTCCAAGTGTTCCTGCACAAACATTTTCTAGCTCTGATGGGTCTATAACGTTGATTAATGCCATCCCTTTACTATCATCTTCAATATCCCAACTAAGAGGTATAGGTAGTCCTGCACCTCCATATGCCCATATTCTTCCTTTAGGGTCCATCCAAATCATCCATCCGTTACATTCTGTTATTGCTCTTGGATTTGCAAGTCCTATTTCGAATACCTTACGTAAAGCTTGCACCGTTTGTTCAAGTGATATATCGAATAAATAACAAGTTGTATCAGAGAAATGGTATGTAAAATCTTGATATTCAAAACTACCTTTATATGGTCCGTTTACTGAGAAATATCTCTTGGAATCAGAGAAATTCCCTCCACTGTCATATAGTTCATCAGTTGGTGTATTGTTAGTCGCATCAAATCTTGAATAGTAAACTCGGTCTTCTTCACTCACTGTACTTGCGTTTCTATATGTAATACCTCCGACAAATAAAGTGTTCTGACCTACTATTACTGATTTCCCTCTAATTCTTCCACCAGACCCATCGTCAACCTCTGTAATTGTTCCACCTGTTTCATACCCTAAATTATCTGACTCACTCACATGATAAACCCTATTAAGAAAGTTCACACTCGATACTTTTGTATCAGCCGTAAAGTGAGCGGCGTCTATTTGGGTCCATGTTCCAGATGTAAGTACATCTAGGTCAGTACTTCTAACGGCTCTTAGAACGTTTGTGGAGTCGTTTTTTCGATACGTTTTAAGTCCAAACACCCCATTACCTGCTTGTGTTACATCTTGCAACTCACTACCTTTTCTCTTTGCCCATGTCCCAGGATTAGCAAAAGACACATCCCTTAAAGATGGCCCTGCATTATCCGGAATTTTATCCATATCTTGTCTGTTGTTTTGTCCTTGTAAATCTATTAGCCAATAGATTGGTTTTTTGCCTGCCATATTAAACTCTATATCGTTTCATTTGTGTATAAAAATTACTCAATGGTATTCGTCCTGCTCCGGAACGATTTCTTGGTTTGTATGATCGGATCATTGCCATTGTTCCCTTCGGCCAGATTGCTCCAGTCTTAGGATCTCCTTCTTCCCACATTTGTGCTTCTTCATGTCTACCTTCTGTTTTTAATGCCCAACTGATTGCTCCATTAATAAGTACCTGACTTAAGCCTTGTACTGTAAGTACTGGTTCGTCTGTATCTTCTGACATTGCCTTCGGCCTTTCTACGTACGTAATTCTCAACTTTCCTTGGTAATCATCAGGGGCTGGATTAAGCTCTATCGCTGGTCTTCTCTTTTCATTACTCGCTCCGTCTATTTCTACTAGTGAAAGTGGCGACCATATAGGTGCACTCTTGTGATATGTTTCACTTCCGATTCTAAAAGCATCCTCCCTGTCTATCCTTTGAGCTACTGTCCAGTCCGAATCAGTCGATGCATACTTCACTGCTACTTCTATAATCTCTTTAAGATCTGTTGTATCCCCACCGAACGAGAATACATTTCCCAGTACATAAATTGTATCTCCATCCCAGTCGTCATCCACTGCCGAGTCTAATGTAAATTCTGTTCCACTCACATATGTTTTTAATGTTCTTGTTGCTCCATCTGTAGGATTTTGAACAACATATCCCTCCATTGAGTTCGTAAATATACTTGAAGTAGTAACTAGCGATGTTCCTGTCGTTGTTGCATCTACCACCCCTACTGCTGTGTATGTATCATACGGATAAGTTATTCTTCTAAAGTCCAGTGGAAATTTGTCGGAAAGAACATCAAATAATATTTCTCTATAATATATATTAATGTAGTTCTGAATATCCGTCTGTGTAACACGTCCCCCTGTGATGGTTGTTCCGTCACTTGCTAGCGATCCTATTGCCTGTGCTACCTGACGTTGTTGGGTTATAAATTGCATAATCTATTTATTTTAAATTAACCTCCATAGTTTAGAGCGGCTCCCATATAGTCCCACTTATCGTTATCGTCATTGTATCTAAATGATACATAGTCAGTTCTACTACCTGTCGTTGTAAGGGTAGGTTCTCCTGCTCCTCCGAAGTCAAAAATAGCATTCCATGTAATAGTTCTAGTTCCTGTTGCATCTTGGGCTATTCTATATTGTATAAATTGCCCTTCTTTTGCGTTAGTAGGAGCTGCTATTGTTCTATTCCCAGCTATTGTGACTTTAAATATATTTCCTTGGCTTGCATCTGTGTTGATAGTCGCTCCATCTGCTAGTGAAACCACTATTGGATGATAGTAGCTCACATTCACAAACTCAGTCGTATCATATATAAGGTGTTGATCATCCGCTGCACTTGTAATCGTTGCAGGGAAAACATTATTATCTACATAAGCCTTAATACTTTGCTGACTTGCTACCTTTGTTGCACTGTCACTGGTCATATCGTCTTCATCTAGAAACGCTGTACCAGTAATCGTCCCATCTAGAATAGGATCGGTCTGCGTTACTCTAGTTTCCATCTCGTCATAAATAGCATTCTTTGTAGCTGCATTTAGGTCGCCATCCCAATCTGGGCCATATGGATCATCACTGATTATTTTTCCTGCATTCGAATTTTGGTCTAAAAAATTTACCATAATTTATTAATCTAAATTAATGTCCTCCAACTGTTGCAACTACATAAGCGCTACCACCGTTGGCTGCGATACCGGTTTCCTTCAACTGTACCCATACTGCTCTATCATTAATCGGAATGCTCAATCTAAATCCTTCGTGAGTTCCTGCTGCTGCTGTTGCTGCGAAACTATATTCATAATTAGTCACAGTGTTTGTCCCACTAGAGATCGATTCCCCAGTAGATTGTGCCCAGTACTCTGCAGTCTTACTATTAGTAGGATCGTCTGAGAAAGACACTTTAACCTCAATTGAGTTTCCTGTCTCCGCTGTTCCCATTGTGTAAAAAACGTACAGATTCAACTCTTCCATTCTTCCCACAGAAAGGATCGAATCATTCGTCCCGTCTGTTGTGTAACTTCCTGTAAGCGTTACCTGGGAGGCCTGTGTTCCAATAAGATCCTGGGTATTTTGTACAAAATAACCTTCCATTATTAAATATTAAAAACTAAGTTAAATACCAGACATGAGAACCTTAGCCTTAAGTGTTCCATGTGTTGTGCTGACATCCTCTTTAAAACTTATTCTCAGGAACCTGTCAGCTACTGGTTCTGATAATCTATATTTATATACCGTACTCGCTACTGTTCCTGTTATTTGTTCTATCTTTGGCAAAATCGTTACTATTCCTGTAGACGAATCTACCGTCTGTGCTACTGACTTATACAAATCGCTCTCAGAAGGTCCCATCTCTATCTGTACGTTCAGCACTCCATTGTTTTCTCCAGGTGTGTATTCAAGATAAAACTCTGCCTGTGTCATTCTTCCAACACTTAAGGTGTAGGTATTATCTCCGTAACTTGTTGTTAATGCCGGTGCCTGTGTTTCTGAACCAATTAAGAAGTGTCCTTGCTGCGTGTGATAACCGATCGACATATGGTTTTAGTTTAATAGTTATTGTAGATTCACCGAACTTATCCAAATAGTCAGGATGATTTGTAATACTGTTCTCTAATATATCTAGATATTCGCAAAACTCATCTATCTCACCCCGAGCTAAGTAGTCATCGTACTCCTCTAGATGTTTGTTCTTTTGTATTAGTAAGTTATTGAGTGTTTCCATTTTTAAATATTCTAATTCATCCCGACCTATTAAGATCGGGACTTAATTAATCTACTTTTTTACTCCTTTTTTGGTAGTCTTAGAGCCTTTAGCTTTAGTAGTTTTCTTTGTAGAGGTCTTTGGCTTTTCAGCCTCCTTGCTACCAGTATCTTTTTTAGTAGTATGTTGTTTAATATCCGCTAAGATCATATTCCTTTACTTAAAAATTAAGTTGAAGGATCTACTAGTGTTCCACCATTACCTTGATCAGTTGTTTGGTAATTAAGGATGATAGAGCCAGTAATCTTATCTATTGTCACTGCTGCTGTTGCACAGTATAGGAATTTATTTTCCTCAATAACCGCTGGTGCAGTTGTGTTTTCTGTACCTGCAATTGTGATAGCTACTTCATCTCCAGTAGCGTCTCCTCCTAAGAAAGTATTCCCTTTAATTCTCAATCCATATCCAGTAGCAAATGCTGTTGTGTCAGCTAGATTAATTGCATCTTTTGCTGCTGTAATTTGGAAGAAGTTATTTTCAATCAAAGAGTTTGCTGCTCCTAGAGCACCGATTTCAATAGCTGAACCATCAAAACCTTGTAAGAATGTACAGTTTGCTACTGTCATTCCTGTTACTGCAAATGAAGCATCGTCTGCTGTGATACCTGTTACAGTCGTTTGAGCATTAGGATCGAATACACACTCCTCGAAAGTAAGTCCATCTACTGCTTTTGTATCCGCAACATTCACTAGATGTTCACAAGCCGCATCAGTTGCCTGGAATTTAATCCCTTTAAAGTAAGTATGACTTGCTTCGATTTCAACTGTGTCTGCTAGTGCTGATTTAATAGTAACTGTTGGAGATGTAGCATTATGCTTTGCAGCAATGAATGATACGTCGTCTTTAGAAACTGTTAGTTTAGTAGTAAGTGTGTAGTCACCTGGTCCGATTAGAATGGTGTCACCTCTTCCATCCACAGTAGCTGCATGTGCTGCCACTATATCTCCTCCAAGGTATTCTCCTCCTAATTTTACTGCTGCTTCTCTACCAAATTCGCTTGATGGGTCTGCAACAATAAATAACTTCCCAGGTCCATATCCCTCTAGTACAGGTAGAGCTAGTTTAATATGTGCCATATTAAAGAAAGTAATAATTTATATTTAGTCTGCTTGTCCTTCACAGAATTAGGGACGGTGTTTTTGGTCCACCGTCACGACCCTGGATTAAGAAACAGTAGTTCCGTCTCCTTTAGATCCTGCAAATCCGATCCAGTTTGTTACACCATATGCGAACTTGTCGTATGCATATTTGATATATACTTGGTTGTCTTTGTTCAAGTCATCATCGTACTGTTCGTATCCTTCTCCAACGTAAACTTTGAAGAATCTTTGGCAAAGTTCTTTGTCCATTACTCCCCACATTGTATCCCAGTAGTTACTCGCTGATGTCTTCGCTACTCCACCATGTTCGTTCTCTTGTCGAGCTGCTTCATAAGTGATCCAGTCAATCAAAAGAACATCATACTTGTCCCCTCGGATGAAGTAGTTAGCATCGTTCTCGTCTGTTCCAGGTTTTTGATCTGGTCCATCTACTCCTGCAATTTGGAACGCTACTTCTTTCTGGTATGGTGATGTCCATAGCACTTTATTTCTTCCAGGAGCTCCTGCTGCCATTAGATTACCTGAGTTAGATACGTTTGAGATCAATACATCTTGTAGTTCTGCTACCGCATCGTATGATAGTGGTCTTTGCACACCATCTGCGAATGTATTAGATTGGTTTCCTCCTCCGTCTTTTCTTGGGTGAGAAGGTGATACTAGTGGTACTCCGTCTCCATATGTAACTCCTGAGTCCCAAGCTTTTCTGAAGATTTCGAAAACATGTAGATCTCTTGAGTATTGAACTACTCTTGCGAAATCTTTTGCTCTGTTTTCTACTTCTTTAGTTTGAGCTGTTTCTAGGAAGTCAGATGAGAATTCTGCTTTCTTTCTGTAAGATCTTCTAGCATATGAGAATTTGTACCCGTCTAGAGTTTCATCATCTTCTGCATTACCTAGATCTCCTACTTCTTGCATTGGGCTGTACCCTGAGAATGTTTTTTCATTCCACTGTAGCCTGTTAGTTGTACCTACATCAAAAACTTGTTCGTATAAACTTTGTGGAAGATTATCCATCTCGTCCATGACATAAGCATCAATTTCAGGTTTCCATACCTCCCAGTTAGCTGTTGTATGAGCCATTTTTATTAATTAATAAATAAATCTAAAATAAGAGTCGAATTAGTCATTTGCTATTGTTCCAAATGCACTTCTTAGACAAATTACATAAACCCTATTTGGATTAGTTGGCTTTCTTCCGTCAACCAATATTGTCATGAAATCCTTGTTTTCTAGGTCTTTGTCTGCACTAGATTCTGTTAGTGCAAAGTGGTATGTAGTATCTACTGATAGTCCTACACCCATGTTGTCAGATGAGTCTGTTGTCCCAGCCGCTGTAGTTGTTCCTCTTGGTACTGGTGAAGTACTTGCTCCCCATAGAGATACCTCTAGGATGTCTCCAGGAAAGATAGGTGTAATTACAGCTTGCTCAAGTTTTGCACTTGTAGTATTTGATTCATCATTTGTTGCTGAAAAAGCATACTTAAGTGGAAGATCTCCTGTTGGTTCTGTTACAGTACCAGCTTTCATATCGTCGTCTTGAAGTGGAACGTTTCCTCCTTGTCGTGTGAATCCTGATACGAATCCTAAGATTCTATTGTCATCAGCAAAAGCAGGAACTCCGAATTCAATACCATCTAATGTAGCTGCTGCTCCAGTGATTCCAGGAACAAAACCTCCAAGGTAAATTTCTGCACTATCTAGTCCAGGTAGTTTTAGAGTTGATCTTTCCCCAGATTTTGCATTTGCAGCTCTTACCAACTTAGGCATATGGATTGTTTCGCTTGCCATTTTCGTTTCCTTAATAAATAAAAAAGCCATCATTTCTGATGGCAATTAGAAATAAATCATTTGGTTGTCCTATTGTCGTGATGCTATTGACTTTGCAAAATACTCTGCTTGTTTTGGATTCTTGGCTCGCAGTTCTTCATACTTAGCTTTCTGCTTTGATGTCATTCTCACATTCATAGTAGGTTGTTCGTTGGTTTGTCCTGTTGTTGGAGTACCACTCACTCCTACCTGATTCCCATACGCTTTATTCTTCCCTATGATTTCTCCTTGTAGTCTAGCCTTCTTAATTGAATCTTCTTGGTATTCTGGTAATGACTTATATGCTGAAACCAAAGCGTCTGCAAAACTCATATTACCTCTATAAGAGATGGTAACTTGAGCTATTGCCATTGCCTCCTCAAGTCTTTGTTTAGCAACTTCGACCTCCTCAACACTCTGCATATTTGCTGGATTTGCCTCTGGCACTTCCTGAATCAATCTATTGATCGCTTCCTTATTCTGCAGTTTCATGTCAACTTGTTTGTCGACAAGCTCATTAATCTGAGACTGTGTCATGGAAGGACTTCCACTATTGCCACCAACCGCGTTATTTGGTTGAGTATATAGTTCAGCGTGAGATGGAAGTACATTCCCTGTCTTCTCTTGGTATTGTTTACGGAATTCGTTAAAACTCTTTTCGTCGTTTACAAACTCGTTATCTAAGGCTTGTGGGTTATATTGTAATAACGTGAACCGCCTTTGATATTCCGCATCCTTGGCTCTCACCGCTGCTTGATTCCTCTCTTTTTCCAGTGCACTCATCTTATTGATCTCGCGATCAGTAAGTTGAGCTTTTGGTTGTTCCTTCTCGTGCTCAGCCGGAGAATCTTGCTGAGGGGAGGTACTACTAGGTACTGTAACATTCTCGCTTCCATCATCGTGCTCTATGTTACCTTGAGGGGATGAGGTTGGAACTGCAACATTTGACGTGCCGTCATCTGATCCCTGTGGCGCCTCATTGACGGGGGTCTGCTGGTCATTCGCATCTGTCATATTTAGTTTTTAATATTTAACAACAAGTTGTTGTGAACCATTATAAGCAGAGAGAGCAAACCTACTTACTTCATAATTCACAACAACCTATCATGAAATAAGCGGGCTTGCTCTCCTCTTACTCACAATAGTAGCAGAACTTCAAAGTAGAAGTCAATGTTATTTTTTGGTCTTTTCTCGGCCTCTTCTAGCTAATTCCTTCTCGGCTTTATCTGGAGCGCTTAAAAGCTCCTTCCCTTCTCTATAGTGACCTCTTCGCTCTGATATAACAAGGGCTGCTGTATCAAGATGTAGAGGTTGTAGTTCTAACAGTTTCTTCGCGTGGTGGTTTAGTTTTTCTTCAATGATCTTTTGGTAGACACCAAATGCCGCACTCTTTTTAAATTCCTTTAAAGCTATTAATTCGTCGTTAGTAAGCTTTGTTGGCCACCCTTTTACTTCAGCGCCAACCTTCTTTCCTTTCATCAACGAATCTGGGTCTGATATTAAGTTGTAAAGATTATTCGACATTTGGTTATCTACTTATATAAATTTACATAGGACCTGGTCCTGCCATTGGTGGTGCTCCAGCTGCTGCCATTCCACCCTCTGGAGGTGGGCCTCCTGCTTCTGGTGATGGGCCTCCCCCTGGTCCACCTGGTGGTGGTCCCTCTGGTCCTGGCATTGGCTCACCTAGAGCAGCTTTACTTTCCATTACTTTGGCTTCTACTGCTTGGTCCTTTGGCATATTATCCTGTAATAAATGTTGTCTTAGTGCTACAGTTTGTTGTTCAATCTTAGCTCGTTCTTCTTGAAGTGCTGCTAGAGCTTGTCCCATCTCTTCCAACATTCCTACCTGTATTCGTGGGTCTTGAGCTTGTGTTTGTAATTCTTCTATCTGCTTATTGAATCCTAAGATCTGTGACATCAGGACATTCATTTGGTCTAGATGTCTTCGTTTATGTCTGTTACTCTCCCCTGGTTGCCCTGCTAGTTCAGCTGCGTTCTTAGGATCAAGAGCGATTGTTGGGTTCTCTAATGAAGCTTTGATCAATTCGAACTGGAAGTCAGCATGAACCTCTTCTTCTTCGCTGTCGTCATCTGGGAACGCTGCAAGTATTTTATCTTTATTAACTAAGCCGAGTTCTTCAATATAACTTCTAGATAGTTCAACAAACGCTGTATTCTGTACAAGTACCGGATTCTGGAAGATAGGCATTAGCACTGTCATTGCATCCCTTAGGTTCTGAATCTTAAGTGCTCTACTCACAGGTACGAGTGTATCCATATCTATCTGGATGTCAACGTCTCCTGTCAAGTTGAAGTATTCACCCTTAACTCCAAAATAACTATCACCTTTAATAACCTTCTCCATTAATTCACCTGTTCCATCGTCCTCAAGCTCTATTCCTTCAAGTCTAATCTTCTTGTACTCACCTTCTTTTCCTTCTGTAGTAATATCACTTACGTATTTTTCACTATAGAACTGTCTCATAAGAGCTATGATTTGTCGGACTGATTCAACATAGCCTTCTTCTGCCCAGTTTCTTATACCCTTCTTAATCATCTTCATTGTAGACTCAAGCGACATCATATTGTTTCTCACTGGCTCTCCAGCTTTCGGAACACTGTAAGCTATCGGGTTAATACCGAAAGCCATAATCGCATCTTCTCTTAGTGTTTCACGCATCTTGTACATCTCAAAATTACCTGCTGGTCCTTCTAGCCACCGTACATTATCCGGTGTTACTGGTCCACTCATTGCAATCTTCATATTAGGTTCGATCATATCCCATTGACTATCGATATCTTCTGCGAACTCTGTATTGTACACAAGAGGTGGTGCTATAGATACTCTGATACTTTCAAGTCTTAGATTTCTTAAAATCTCGTCTTCTAGCTGAAGTGTTTCTAGTACATATGCTGCTCCAATTCCATAGAAGTTATGAGGAATTGGTATTAGCCTATGTCTAGTAAACGGAAGTTCCTTATGATTATATGGAAGTGGTCCATCCCTTAGTAAGATATCGTTCACTACAATAATATATCTATCTGTAAGCTTATTGTAATATCTAATCATCTGTACTTGGCTTGGTCGCCCTCTCAGATCATCTGGACTCTGGAACAATGGTCTAGATGTTTCATCTTGATTCTGAGCATCGCCAATTGATGTGATCTTTTTAATATTCTTTCTAATAATCCATGGGTCATCGCTACCCTTTAGCTCAGCCACACAGTTATCTAAACTCGGAATAGTTCTCCAAATACAATCCATCGCTTCATAACTGTCCCCCCTTAGACATCTTGCGTCTGGATCAATAAAGAACTCTTCTAGTGGAACTGCTAAAGAACGAATATCATCAACATCTATGATCTCTTGTTTTTCTGTTTGCGGTTTCTTTAGGTTGTCGTTCATCTCCTCTAGTTCTTCAGTTGTCTTACTTTCCAACTCATCGATTGTTGGACCACCTGTTACTATATCTACCGTTCTCTTTCTTCGAAGATAACCATTATAGGTAATAGCTGTTCCTTTCATCACCACATCCCTCATCGATACCTTTTTATATGCTTTATATCCTTGCTTGTTTTCTAAATGCCTTAGAAGTGCTTTTAGTACAAGAACCTTACTCTTATCATCCTCCTCTGTTGGACTAAGTATTACCCCTACCTCGTTCTCTTGTGCTTCTGCCATGAAAGCTTCCACATTAGAGAATACAATAGGTGACTTTAGGTTACTTCTATTAGGCAAGTATTCATGCCACATAGACCAAAGCTTGTCATCAAGCCTCCATCTATCCGCCCAATCCCCAAATCCTGAAACATCGTTTGTATCCATCTTTGCTTGCTCACCGGACGAGTCGATAGTAGGAAATGGACAACCTGTCCTTCTCCCCGTTTGCATCTCGTTCCATCTATTTAGAATCTCATGAACAGTGTTCATTTCTTTCTTAGAATTCCAAATATGAGGGTAAGCCTTTGCGTCTAACCCAGACGGATCAACCAACGCTGTTTTCTCTCTTTTGTTTTTACTCATTATTTATTAGTTTCTAAAATAGCGCGCACAATGTCGAGCTTCTTCATCCCAAATGTATTTATCTCTCTTGATTTAGCAATAGCCCGTAAATTGTTTACGTCCAAATTATTTAAGTCGCTACTTACTACATCCTTTTTAGGGAGTTCTGTTACTTCTGCTGGTTTCTCTGTTTCTTCTTTTAGGTCTACGCTTCCCAGCCCAGTCTCTGGCTTTGGTAATTCGACCTCTTCTTCTCCCACTAATTCGAGAACTCTCCCCAGTGGTCCCTGAAGTAACTGTTGAATCCATCTCTTAGGAACATCTAATTGAATTTCCTCGTCTGGTTTTAGTCTGTAGAATCCCATGTTATGACGAGCAAATAGTCTGAATGTTTCCTCACCAAGTCCGTGTCGTTTAATCATTCGAAGTAGTTCGCTTTCTTCGTTAACTTCATGGTGTCTTTCTTCCCAATAATCTACTGGTAAGTAAGCTGATACATGAACGCTCAACGAATCAATAATTCTGTCAATCGTTGCGAACCTGTCCAAACCTGCTGGGTTTCCATTCTTGATCTTTTGAGCTGGAATAACTCTGAACTCTTTTCTTTCTGTAGCGACTGTATATAAAGTGTCAGCATCAAGCTCCTCTAACTTCTCGATACTATAATCTTTCTTTATATTATCTAGTCCTTTATTGCGGATAGTGTACATATTTTTCACTAAAATAAAAAGTTAATAAATTGATGACAAAGGAGTAATTAAGCGCTTTGTCTTTAGTAGTCTGTTCTTGTTCTTATTAAATAGTTTTTCTGGCATTATGTCAATAACGTCTCTCTTAGGTATTGTGTGTTTGGTCACTTCGTTATGTGATGTCGGCTTCTCGAATATAACAAATCTATCATCCTCATCTGTGAACCCTTTCTCTTCGAATTTAACATGCTTTGTTGATTTACCTTTCTTAAAGATAATTACCATCCATTCCATATGGCGAACTATTAATATGTACTTTTTCTTTATCGTAGCCTGACTTCAACGCCCTATGTTTTATACTCACCGCCACGTACCTGAAAGCATCTGATGCATGTGACGACCAATCATGTAGTGGCTTCGGTTTGAATGTCTGCCTCTTCTCGTCTTTCTCTTTCCTATAGTTTCTAAGTGCTGTCAATCCCTCCTTGGTCTTCTCTAAATCGAAGTAACATCTGCCGAACAATTCTCTTACTGCGTTAATTCCATCCTCAATTGATAGTCTTGGTACTATGTCGAAATTAATACCTAACCTCTTTGCTACCTCTAACCTACTCTTTCCTGTTCCTAGTTCTCTAACCTTTATATCGTGTGGTGCGTAATGATATCTATAAACGTACCCTTCGTTTTCTTGCTGTGCTTTATTTTGAAGTATCCTAGCATAGAAACTAAATCCTTCACCTTCTGCTTCAAAGAAATCTATAACCCTTACTTCTGTTGCTACCTGCTGAACGAACCATATACTCGTTGCATCTCCTACTCCTATATCCCAATATGTGTCTACTGGAGTAGAAGAGTCAAATAGGTGACTTCTTATTCTACCTTCCTCCTGCATTCGTCTTATCTGTTTAGCGTAGTAAGCTCCTTCAATGTTTGGATCTTCCCAACTACCTTCTCTCCACTGTCTCTTTAAAACTTCGTCTGTTATATTATTAAGGTACACTACATAACCTGGGTCAGCGTCCATCAAATGCTTGTTATCTTCCAACTTAGCCGGTATGAATATCCTACTTCTCTTTATCCCTGTCTGTTCGTCTATTAATATTTGTGGTTCTTGTGTAGGTAGTTCGCACTGGAATCTTTCCTTTACCCAATAATGACCTGGGCCGTCTGGATTCGTTGTACAAAAGACCTGTGGCTTCAATCCCTCTACTGTGCTTCTATTACTTCCAAGTAACTTTTCGTATTGTGATTCGTATGGTATTTGTGTAAGCTCCTCAATCAATATCTTATGGTATTCATGTCCCTGGTACTTACTATATGCACTCTCATCTTTCAAATGTCCGGTTCTAATTACTGCTCCTGTAGGAAATCGTACTTCTACTGGTTGACCAACAAAACTCGCTTTCATTGGTTTGTACATTTCTCTTGCTCTATCAATCCAATCCTTCAAGTCGTCTGCATTTCTTCTAATAACCAATCCTCTAAATTTAGGATTACCTACATCGTATAACATCCATGCCATTCCCGCATCTGTCTTACCTCCACCTCTAGCTCCGCCGTATAGGATTTCATTCTCTCTTCTAACTAGTGCTGCTTTTTGTCTTTCTTGAGGTTCCCAATGTTTGTCTTTGCTCATTCTTGTTCTGGGTTACGCTCCGGAAGTACAATTACCCCCATTTGTTCTCCATCACTAGTTACATCCATACCTTCTCTCATTCCGTGGTTTGCGCTAAGTACTAGCTTAGCAATGGTAGGGTTATATCTTCCAGCAAGTCCGTTATTAATTAATCTATCTTTCTGCTCCTGTCTAATTAGGGCCAAAGCCTTCGAAAACTCAGGGTACTCTTTTGCCCATTCGTAAACAGTTGACGTAGCAACGCCTAGAAATGAATCAAACCCACCCTCGATTTTAGGTAGGTTAACAGTTCTATCAACAACTTTGTTTTGGGATTCGTCGTAGAGAGTATCGTCCTGACATTCTGCAAGATAGTCATGCACCATGTCCACATATTCAGGTTTGTATTTTGTAGGACGTCCTCCTGCCATGTAAGAAAAGCCATGATGTAATATCAAGGCCAGTTTGATTGCTTGGTTCAAACCAGCCTACAGTCAAGCATTCTGTAGGTTGGTCGTCGTGCAATTCAGTATATACTATTATACAAGTAAAGTAAATATTGCTAGCGCCATATAGCTTTGTCCTCTGTTGGTAATCCCTCCATCTTTCCTGCGTTTGTAAATATTTCGGTAAAAAGTTTCGCTCTCGCGTGTTCCCTTGTAGCTACTACTAGTTTGTCTGCGGAAGAGGTTCCTAACTTAACGGTTGTTCCGTTACCAAAGGTAAGTTTACTGTTGTGGTGGTGAGGACCGCAGTTGCACTTAGTACTATAGGGACTGTTACCTGATCCACAAACCGGACATACCCATCCTCTTAGAGGTCCACGTTCTTTTACTTTATCAAGATCTAATGGGCTTTGTTCTTCTCTAATCTTCTCGAATTCTCTTCGTTCGGATTCAGAGGTGTTTATACCTTTATCATAATCTCTACAAAATTCGTTAATACAATAACTAACTTTACCCATTGTTTCACATTTATCACATTCGTACTTCATTTCTTTTTAGATCTTAATTTAGATTTTTTGTTATGGGGGTTTTGTTCTGCAAACTTATCCCAAACTTGAATAAATATTTCTTGGAATGTGTAGGTGTATGCTTCTTCACTTGATTCGTCTAGAAACATCCCCACATCGTTGAGTCGTTTAAATACAAAGTGCTGTAACTCATGTATCATTATTGCTTGAGCTTCTATAGTCCAGTCGAATATCCTTATCCAAATTATGTGTGGACTTTTCTCTGTTGGATAGTAATACCTACCAAAACATTCGCTTAGGATATTGAATTTAGTCTTGTACTTATTCTGAACTTCTTCTAGGAACTCTTGTTCATCTCCCACGTAGATCTCTAGGGTCGTTGGAAACATTGTTGTCTTAAACTTATACTTCTTAAGGTCTTTACTCATTCTGATAGTTAGTATGGAAATGGTTATTTTCGCAAAAGTCTTCTACCTTCTGCACGATTTGTTTTGATTTGAGATATGTTCTTTCTTGCATTGCTTGGTCATCTATCACTTCTTCTGGTTCTTGTAAATGTTTTATCTCCCCTACAAGGTACTCATATAAATGAGCCGTTACCACACTGATAATAAGAGCTTTGTTTGTTGTTTTGTTTTGGTGTCTTTCCTCATCCTTCTTAGCTATAACTTTGCCAGCCATAAGTAAGTCGTTCAAAAGTTATTTGGCAACCTATGGTTCTTGGGGTGGTACCTCAATAACATCTTGTTCTGGAAGATCTTTAGCTAATTCTTCTATAGGCTCCTGTTTCACGAAGTGTTGTAGAAGTCTAGAAGATATCGCCCAAAACTGTTGCCTAAGACTATTGTCTGCATCAGAGCGTCTTACGATCTCTGTTATGTTGTTAAATTCGTGCATTAGAGTTCTTTTAATTCGTCCTTATATCTTTTCTTGGCTGCTCTTAATACGGTTACTAGCGAGTCCTTTTCCTCTTGTGTCATATCAGCTACTATACTCTGGAAGTCTTCTAAGTTTTTATAAATATTATCCCTTACTCCATCTAAATTAAGGTCAATGAGTTGAAGTTTTTTGATAAGAGTAAGCGCTTCGTCTGCGTTTTTATAATCCATGGGTATTTATACTAATTTAAGTTCGTTTTGCCTGTCTGCCCAATCGCTTGTGGCGTTGATTAGAAATAGTTGTTTGTCTGTCCATTCTTCCAACTGATGGGTATCTGCACATTCTTTTGAACAGTATTTTCTGTGTTTATAACTCTTAGAGAATTGTGTCTTGCACTGTTTGCATTCCATTTCCTAATTTATGCATAATTACGAGTTCTAAGATAACGTCCTCACCGCACTCCTCGCATATATAATGCGTCCTTCCTATCTGTTTCAAGTTTTTATTATCGTGGCCACATTCTAATTCCATCATTTTGCCGACGTCGGTAAATAGATCAATTTTTATCGCAGGTCTATGAATCGAACATAGTTAGGCTGGCTTATGAGACCAGTGGGATTCCAAACCCCCCACCCGCTATGTCCTCCCTAAAAATATTATACTTGATTAGGTTTATCATGTAAAACCTGTATATGCTGTAGTAGCCTGAGTTTTCTTAACAATTTAATAAAACAATTTTCTTGATACTGTTTAATGATTAGTCTGTATTCACCGGTCTTTCGTCTGCAAACTTTTAGCCTTTGTTCTACTGTCGCCATAGTCTTTTAAGTTAAAAGTTAATGCCCCAGTATACCAGTTATGTTATCGATTCTTTAGAAGTTCATAGCTTATGTTTCTATACACTTCATTAGCAATTAACGCACTTAGACGATCTAAATCTCTGTCGTCTATAATCACTTTTTTACTATATCTTCCAAGCCAATTCTTATTCAGAATAAAATACTCCTTAGTCTTAGTTCTCACTATGTGAGCTATTAACCCTTCAACGTCTAGGTCTGTGGTAGCTGTATAGTCTATCATTTTTTATTTTAAAATATATTAGTCGGGAAATTTCCACCCGTATAATGCTGCTAATAACTTATCCTTTTTGGATTGTCTAATTACCCTTACTTCTTCCTCTAGGTCCCTTATTCTTTTTTCATACGACATTAATACTGCATGTAAATCTCCATTTGTTATAGGTAGAGCTCCACTCGTTATGCGAGGAGTTAAGTCTTCCCCATCTATATAGTCCATAATTATTTATTCTTCAAACTTAAATTCTTCCACTGTTCCGTTGGGGTTGAATCTATAGACTTTTTCCATCTCTAGTATTTTGTCTATCTTTTCCTCAGACAACCACATCGCCTCTTTAAAGTTTCTGGGTTCTTCTGTTTTGTCATTATTTTTTTGCTCGAGACTTTCAATGCAGTTTATGAGGTATCCAATTTTTTTATCTTTAAAGTCCAAAGTGTGTCGAAGTTCCCTAATTTCATCATCCCTATAAGTAAGGATTTTTAACATTATATGCATTCCTAATAGACAAGAAAGGAAAACTAATAAGGTATTCATTATGATTTCTTCCATAACTACTCCCTCCCATCAGATGTCCACGCATAGTATGCGGCAAAACCAAAACAAACAAACGCTATTATTAGCCAACCGTCGGCATTCGGATTACCCATCGCTCTAAGTGTATAGTATATATTTATATTTAAGAGTGCATATATAATCGCTATGTATTGTTTACCCATTATCTTCTACTGATTAAGTAAAATAACTCTGCAAGAATCACCATAAATAGTAAACTTGCTACATGAAACTCGTTCCCATTAAAGAAGCTTACAACCCCGTTTGTTAGTAACCATAAGAGCAAAGCTACTAAGTAACTTGCGATAAGAAGTTTCCCTTTACCCCATGTGGTTAACCTTTTGTACTCAAGTCTTCGTTGTCCTGCTTTGACATCTAGTTGAGTAAGTCGCAGTGTGTCTTTAATTGCGTCTAATTTTTTATCAAGAACAATTAGTTCTTCATAAAGTTCGAGATTGGTGTATCTCTTTTTTGCCTTTGTTGCCATAAGAATAATGACTAAAGTAATTTAAGCACCATGCCGTTTTTCGGCGTCGTAGTATTCATCTAAGTGTGCATCCAAATCGCTTAATAAGAATCCCGGCCAGTGTTTTGGTTCAAAGTGTATTTCGGCATGAGCACATTGCTTCATTGCAAAGTCGCTTAATCGTTTATCTCCACCTGTTCTTATTACTAAATCTATATCAGGGATTCTCTGTGAAAACTCTTTACTACCTGAGTAACCTACGAGATAGTTAACAGAGTCGTATGGTGACACACTATTCTGTTCCATATAGTCTACATACCAGTCTATCCCAAACATACTTGATACAGCATTCTCATTACCAATCACTCTAGTTGTGTAACCTTCTTCTTTAGTTCTATCTATGATCTTTGTTATCAGTTCTTTATATATTTTTAGTTCGTCGTTTGTTCTGTTTATGATGTTCTCATAGGACAACAACCATACAGTTACCATCGGTATCTGATGAGCCTCTTTTAGATACTTCGTTATGTATAATACGTTTTCTGCCCCAATTTCATAGGCTTCCTTAGGGGTAAAATTTCTCTCTTTAGCATACCTTCGGTTCCCATCTGGTATAAGTGCTATATGATTTAGTTTATTACTCTTAGTCATTTAACTCAATTAAAAAATAGAAACTTCAACTCTTGGGTTTTCCTTATCTACAAAAAACTCTTCTTGCCAACCCTGTATATATTTCATACTATCTCCCTCAATAACCCCCCCCATTTGTAGTCCGTCTAATACATACTTTTTCGCGAATGCTACATTATCTGGGTCTTTTCGTTTATTTTTAAGGTACCATCTGAATGCTAACCGTATTGGGTACTTTTCAATTTGTTCCATTTTGGAACATTGATACGCCACAAGTTCGGTGTATCTTT